GATTAAATGCAAATCAAAGACCAGGCGGACAGGGCGGTGGAAATCAGCCGATCCAACGAAGCCAAACAAATATTGGAGAGTAAACTTTTTCAAGAGAGTATAGAAGCTCTTAAAAAAATTTATTCTGAAGCACTTCTTGAAAAAACAGGTGCTAAAGAAAGTGATACCAGAGAAAAACTTTGGATTGCTTATAATGTTGTAGGTAAAGTGGAACAACACTTACATACAATTATTGAAACTGGAAAACTTGCAGCTAGACAGCTTGAGGATTTTAGGAAACAACAGAATAACACAAAATTTTAACCACAATGGTTAGAATAAGCCAAGTCGAAAGACAGCTTAACATAGGAGGACTAAATGTCTGACGGAAACCCATTACTGAACAATGCTTCAGTACAAGGTGCTGCAAAATCTATTGAAGGTTTAATGGACTCTAAAGGAGTTATCAAAAAAACTGAAGTAGAAGCAACACCAGTTGAACCAAAAGAAACTGTAAAAGCAGAATCTGAAGTTGAACAACAACCTGAAACTCAACCAGAAGAAATTTTGGAAGTTTCTGATGAAGAACAAGCATCAGAAGATGAAAATGCAATTGAAGAACAAGAAACTGATCTACACCAGGTTATTATAAATGGTGAAAAGATTGATGTTGACCTTGACGAATTAAAAGCAGGTTATCAAAAAGATGCCGACTACAGACGAAAAACCGAAGAAATAGCAATTGAAAAAAGAGAGCTAAAATCTGCGGAAGATCGTTTGAAAAATCAGTATTCGACAAAGATCGACAATTTAAATTCATTAGTTGCGACTTTAAATGCTGAGATTAACAATGATATGAATTCTAAGGAGCTTGATGCTCTTTGGGATGAAGATCCAACTGAAGCTGCTAGAGTTGATCGTAAGATTCAGAAACGAAAACAAACGATACAACAAGCACAGCAAAAATTGAGAGATCATCAAAGTTCTCAATTTCAGGAAATATTAAAAGAAGAACAAAAAAAACTTCATTTAAAACATCCTGAACTTGCTGATCCAATTAAAGGTACTTCAGTAAAGTCAAATATTATGAATTATTTAAGTTCTAAAGGATTCTCAAATGAGGATGTCGCAAGAATTTATGATTCAAGATATTTTGATGTGATTATGGATGGAATGAAAGCTAATGCGACTAAACCCAATTTAGTAAGTAAAAAAGTTAAACCATCTAAATTTGTTAAGTCTGGCGTTAAAAGCACTAAAGAAGATATGGATGGTCAATCTAGGTTGAATAAGATTAAAACGTTAAGGAAGTCTGGAAGCACAAAAGATGCAACAGAATTACTGATGCGTTATCTATAAACAATAACCTAACGGAGAAAAAAAATGGCTACATATCAAACGTACCAAACAGTCGGAATAAGAGAAGATCTAGCGGACATTATCTATAACATAAGTCCTACAGAAACTCCATTTATGTCTGGCGTTGCAAAAAATAAAGCAACAAACACTACACACCAATGGCAAACAGATGCATTAGCTGATGTTGCTGCTAACGCTGCAGTTGAGGGAGATAGCATTGCTTATGAAACTCTTGCTGCAACTTCAAAAGAAACTAACTACACTCAAATTTCTACTAAAGGAATTCAAGTATCAGGAACTAATGATGCTGTAACTTCTGCTGGAAGAAATAATGAGTTAGCTTACCAAGTAGCTAAAGCTGCGAAAGAATTAAAAAGAGATATGGAAACTGCTCTTTTATCTAACGTTGCAAAAGCAGCTGGTGACGCTACAACTGCTAGAACTTTAGGTGGAGTCCAAACTTGGATCGAAACTAACGTTGACGCAGGTGCTGGTGGATCTGGTGCTGGTAACGGTGCTGCTAGAGTAGATGGTACTCAAAGAGCTTTTACTGAAGATCAGTTAAAAGGTGTTTTGAGAGATTGTTATAATCAAGGCGGAAACCCTAACATGATTATGGTTGGTGCTTTCAATAAACAAAAACTATCAAGCTTTACTGGTGGATCTACAAGATTTGACGCTGCTGAAGATAGAAGATTAATTACTTCTATTGATGTATATGAGTCAGATTTCGGAACTATGCAAGTAGCTCCAAACAGATTCATTAGAGGTGCTAATGGTACTGCTGCAAAAGTAGGTCAAGATGCTCTTATCTTAGAGATGGATTACTTTGCAGTTTCTTTCCTAAGAGATTTCTCTCTACAAACTCCTGCACAAACTAAAGATGCAGATCAGAGATTTATGGTAGCTGAGTACACTCTTGAGTCAAGAAATGAAAAATCAAGTGGAATGGTAACAGACCTAACTACTTCATAATAAATACTTTTGGTGGGGGAGAAATCCCCCATCATATTAAACTAACAATTTTGTTTGGTCTTTGAAGTCAATGACGGAACGAAGCAAATAAAGGATAAAAACATGAGAACACTAAACGACTATTTTATAACAGCTGAAATTGAAGATGTTTCAACTGTTTCATCAACTTTTGTTGCAATACCAGATGGCGGAAAAATTGTAAAAATTTTAACTGCTAATCAAGCAACTATTACAGGAACTGCCGCACTTTCTTTTGAAATCGGTGGTACAGCAGTTACAGGTGGTGGAATATCTATCGTAGCTTCTGGCTCTGCTGGTGCTATTGATACAGCTGCACCAACTGGAAACAATACTGTTGTTGAAGGTGGATCTATCGAAATGATTACAGACGGTGGATCGACTAATACTTCAAAAGCAGTTGTAACTTTTGTAATAAGAAGATAATAACATTTGGGGGATCTTGCCTAGCGGTATTTCCCCCATAATTAATTAGGAGAAAAACTATGAGTTTTAATTACGGATTAAGACCTACTACACATCAAAGCTTAACAACTTCAGGTTCATCTGTAGCATCTGCTGCATTTGGTTCTCAAACTGAATATGTAAGAATAGCAACACCTGCTGACATTCATATTTTATTTGGTTCTGCACCAACTGCTTCAGCTACTGCTGGATCTGCAAGTATATTTGTTCCTGCTGACCAACCTGAAATTTTTAAAGTTTCACCTGGTGAAAAAGTTGCTGTGATAGGTACTGCTGAAGTTTCTGTTACTGAAATGTCTGGCTAATATGGCGAAGCAAAAATTTACTCATTTTGTTCCAAGAGATCAGCATAAAAAACGACCAGGTTGTCATAAAAAAAACCAGAACAAATCAGAGTGCAGACAAAAAAAACAAACTAGATACAAAGGTCAAGGCAGATGAAAAAAGATATAATTTTAGACGGATTGCAAAAAACAACTTACATGAAAGATGACATGGAAGGTAAAATTGCAGTTAAAGAAGAAGTTAATATTGATTCACACCTAAAACACAATAAAGAATTATTAAATTTGAATGATGGCTATTCTAAATCAAGAGATTTGAAAAGAGTAGCCAGTATTCCAACTATTGCTTTAAGTGTGTGGGCAAATGAGTATAATGGTGTTAGTAATTGGTTTGCACTTCCACAAGAAGTACAAAATAAAATATTAAAACAAAAATTAAACAGCAATGAATTTAGATATTTTAAAACTGCTGAAGGAAAATTATAATGGCATTAAATAACTATACGGATTTACAAGCATCATTAGCAAATTGGTTAAACAGAACAGATTTAACAAATGAAATTTCTCAAGATTTTATTGTCTTGGCAGAAAAAGATTTTAACTCTAAATTAAGAATTAGAAAAATGATAGATCAAACAACTATCACTCTTAATGGTGAAACATCACCTTTACCATCTGATTTTTTACAAGTAAGAGATATGTATATTTTAAATGGTGGAACTAAATATGCTTTAACTTATTTAACTCCAGCTCAAATGGATCAAATTAAAGGTGGTTCAACTTCTGGACAACCATCAAGCTATACAATCTTAGGAGATAATATTAGATTTGCTCCTATCCCTGATAGTGATTACACACTTTATTTAAATTATTATAAACAGTTTCCTGGATTATCATCAACAAATTCAACTAATTATATTTTAACAAATCATCCAGCAATTTATTTATATGGTTCATTATATCATGCTTCAAATTTTTTAGGTGGTATTGAACCTAATCAAGCTGGGCAATGGGAAAAAATGTATCAAACAGCTCTTGAAAGACTTGAGAGAAATGATAGAGAAGATGCTTATGGAAATGCTCCATTGCAACAACAATCAGACGTAACAGTAGCAGGTGCATTTAATGATAAAAATTATTATGCTACAAATAATAACGGTTAAGGAATATTAATGCAAATACCTTTTGGAGAATGGTTGCCTGACCAACCAGAACATAATAATCCTGGAGCTAACGTTGCTAACAATGTTTATTACGCATTAAATTCTTATAAAAGATTTCCTTCATTAGTAAATTATTCTACAAATGGTACAGTATCAGATTCAAGAGGAGCAAGTTCTTTTAGAGATAACTCTAATAACGTTTATAATTTTGTAGCAACAAATACAAATATATATGAATTAACAGGTGGTGGATTTGTTTCAAGAGCATCTGGATTTACAGGTGCTGATACAGATTTTTGGACATTTACTCAATTTGGAAATTATATAATAGCAAGTAACGGTATTGATGTTCCTCAATATTATTTAATGGGTACATCTACAAATTTTGCAAACTTTACTTCAATAGCTGCAAACGTTCCAACTTTTAAAACATCAGGTGTTATTAGAGATTTTTTAATTACAGGAAATTTATCAACAGGATCAAATAGAATACAATGGTCAGGAATAAATGATGTTTCTGAATGGACTCCTGGAACAAAACAATCAGACTTTCAAGATTTACCAGGATCAGGTGGACAAATTGTTGGTATAACATCTGGAGAGATTTCTTATGTATTCAGACAAAACCAAATAATTCGTTTAGACTATGTCGGTGGTGCAACAGTATTTAGACTATCAGTAATCTCACCTAATAGAGGAGCTGTTTATGGAAGAACAATTTGCCAAGATAATAGAAGGGTATTTTTTTATAGTGATGATGGATTTTTTGAATTAAATGGAGATCAAGTTGTTTCAATAGGTGCTGAAAAAGTAAATAGATTTTTTGATATTGATTTAAACAAAGGTTTTAGCGATAGAATTTGTGCAGCAGTTGATCCCTTTAATCAATTAGCTATGTGGTTATATCCTTCAGCTTCAAACACATCTAATACTACAGGTATATGTGATAAAATTATTATTTATAACTATGCAACAAAAAAATGGTCAACTTCTGATGCTAATGCAAGTTCAATATTTCCTCAGTTTGTAGGAGCTTATACAGTAGAATTAATGGATCTTATTTCTGAAAACTTAGATCAAATCAATATTTCTTTAGATACAGCTTTTTGGAATGGTGGACAATTACTATTAGGTGCTATAGATAATAATTATAACGCAGCTATTTTTTCAGGAACTGAAAGCATAGGAGAGATAGAAACTACAGAATTAGAGTTGTATCCAGGACTAAGATCGTCTATAATAAGTGTAAGACCAATTGTAGATGCAGAAGCAACAGTTACAATTTCTACTAAAGATAAACTTGCAGATAATCCTACTGTTTCAACTGTATCAACTATGAATTCAACAGGTGTTAATCCAGTAAGACAATCTGGAAGATACGTTAAAGTAAATGTAAAAATTCCAAGTGGTGGTGCTTGGAAAGACGCACAAGGGGTTGACCTAATTGCGGCAAGAGCAGGATTAAGATAAATGACAGATAGAACTGATATTGATAATGTTAGATATTCTATGGAGACACAAGAATTTTTTCAAAGACAAATTGAAGAAGCAATTAATTCATTAATAAACGAAAAAAATCAAGAAAGTAATAAAGCATATTCTTGGTTTATAGGAGATTAAATTATGGCAGGTATAAAAAATTATTCAACAACACAAGCAAATAATTTAGATTTAAATGGTATAAGTGTTGCTGAAGGTATGCTTCCTTCAAATCTTAATAATGCAATTAGAGCATTAATGAAAAATACTAGAGAATGGTTTAATGATTCTCAGTGGGTGGAATATGGGGATGGCGATAAAGCTTATGTAGCAACTTATGTTTCAGCTACTTCTTTTACAATTGATGGTGTTGATGTATCGGCAATTTATCATGAAGGCAGAAGAATTAAATTAACAGCTAGTACACCTGGAACAATTTATGGAACTATTTCTAGTTCATCATTTTCAACAAACACAACAATTAATGTAACTTGGGATAGTGGATCATTATCTAATGAAGCAATCACAAATGTTTATATTGGTGCTTTATCAAAAACAAATAATTCTATTCCAACTGGTGTTATAGGAACTATTACTTTAGCAGATGGATCTGTTACTACTGCTAAACTTGCAGATGATGCTGTTACAGCAGACAAACTTGCAGATAGTAGTGTTTCAACAAATTCAATTATAAATGATAGCGTAACAACAAACAAATTAATAGATAGTGCAGTTACTACTGCTAAAATTAATGACAATTCTATAACGACAGTAAAAATTGTTGATGCAAATATAACTACAGCAAAAATAAATAATAGTGCAATTACTAATTCTAAATTAGGTGCAGATTCAGTAGATGGATCAAAAATTGCTGATAATAGTATTGATAGTGAACACTATGTTGATGGTTCTATAGATACTATTAGTATTGGAGATTCACAAATTACTTCTGCTAAAATTTTAGATGCAAATGTTACAACTGCTAAAATAGCAGATAATAATGTAACTACTGCAAAAATTGCAGATAATAATATAACAACTGCTAAGATTTTAGATTCTAATATTACAACTGCTAAAATAGGAGATTCGCAAGTTACTACTGCTAAGATAGCAGATGGTAATATATCTTCAGCTAAGATTGCAAGTGATGCAGTTACAGTTGATAAGATTGCAGATGCTGTTTTAATAACTTCTTCTGAGCAATCTGGAAGTACACCAGATGATAATACTATTTTTACAACTGCTGCTGCAAATAATAGATTTTACAATGTAGATAGTTCTGAAACAATTAATTCAGGTCAAGTTTGGTCAGATAGTGATTCTTACATTGCAACTACAGCTGCTATATCAAATAGAATTATTGATCTAGTAGATGATGTTGGAGGATTTGTTCCAATTCAAGATTACACAAAATTTCCTACAACTAATCCTGATCCTGCTGACGGAGCTGGAACAGTTGTATCTATTACAGACCTAACAGGATTTACTTATAATACAGGAACAGGAGTTTCTACAAATTCTACTACAACAGGAGCTACTGCTGTTACAATAACTGGAATACCTTCTAATATAGGTTCACCAATTACAGCAGCTTATGGTTTATTAATTGAAACAACTTCTACATTAAATACTTATACTTTTGTAAGATTAGTTCCTATCGCAACAGAAGTTAATACAGTAGCATCAATATCAGGTGATGTTACAGCTGTTTCAAACAATACTACTAATATTAATAGTGTTGCTAACAATTCATCAAATATTAATACTGTAAGCTCTAACATATCAAATGTAAATGCAGTTGGTGGAGATATATCAAATGTTAATTTGGTAGCAGGTGATGCAACTGATATTGGAACTGTAGCTTCAGATTTAAGTGGATCAGATACTATTGGAACTGTTGCAACAAATATTACTAATGTTAATAGCGTTGGTAATAATATTGCAAATGTGAACACAACTGCCGCTAATATTACTGGAGTAAATAGTTTTGCAGAAAGATATAGAGTAAGTAGTTCAGATCCAACAACAAGTTTAGATGAAGGAGATTTAAACTTTAATACTACTGATAATAATCTTAAATATTATGATGGAAGTTCTTGGGAAACTATAGCTCCTGGTCTTGCAAATGTTGTAGATGATACAACACCTCAATTAGGTGGTAATTTAGATTTAAATTCTAAAACTATTAATGGAACTGGAACAATTAATTTTACTGGTGCAGCTACAGCTACATCTTTTTCTGGTAATGGTGCATCATTAACAGATTTAAACGCTTCTAACTTAGGAACAGGTACAGTACCTGATGCAAGATTATCTTCATCAATTGTTACTTTAAATGATAGTCAAACTTTAACAAACAAAACTTTAACTAATCCTATATTAAATACAGCTATTAGTGGTACAGCTTTCTTAGATGAAGATAATATGGCATCTAATTCTAATACTAAAGTTGCATCTCAACAATCTATTAAAGCATATGTAGATACTCAAGTAGCTACAATTCCTGTTGGAGATATTACAGCAGTAACTGCAGGTACAGGATTAAGTGGTGGTGGAACTTCTGGAGATATAACTTTAGATATAGATTCAACTGTTGCTACCTTAACTGGAACACAAACTTTAACTAATAAATCTATTAATGTAGATAATAATACAGTAACTAATATTGAAGTTGATAATTTAAAGTCTGGAGTTTTAGATATAGATTTAACAAGTGTTGCAGCAACAGATACTACTCTTGCTTCAGCAAAAGCAATTAAAAGTTATGTAGATACACAAGTTGCAACTATTCCAGTTGGTGATATTAATTCAGTTGTAGCAGGTGATGGTATGACTGGTGGTGGAACATCAGGTGATGTAACTTTAAATGTTGTAGGTGGTACAGGTATTACTGCTAATGCAAATGATATAGCTATTGATTCAACTGTTGCTACCTTAACTGGTAGTCAAACTTTAACAAACAAAATAATTAATGCATCACAACTAGTTGATGGAAGTATCGCTACTGGAAAAGTAGCTGATGACGCAATCACATTAGCTAAAATGGCTCCAGGTACAGATGGAAATATAATTTCATATGATACATCTGGAAACCCAGTTGCAGTTGCAACAGGTAGTTCAGGACAAGTTTTAACAAGTGCTGGAGCTGGTGCAGTACCAACTTTTGCAGACGCAGCAGGTGGTGGAACAGATTGGCAAACAGTTAAAACTACTGGTTTTACAGCAGTTGCAGGTGAAGGTTATTTTATAAATACAACATCTGGTGCTTTTACAATGACACTTCCAGCATCTCCTTCAATTGGAGATGAAGTATCTTTTATAGATTATGCAGGAACATTTGATTCTAATGCTTTAACAATTGGTAGAAATTCTCAACCTATTCAAGGTGATGCAGCTGATTTAACAGTTTCAGTAGAGAGAGCAGCTAACACTTTAGTATATGTTGATGGAACTCAAGGTTGGTTATTAACAAGTAAATAAGGAGATAAATTATGGCACATAAAACAAATCAATATTGCGTAGCTGAAAACTGGGGAAAAGGATTTATTGAACATAGTGAATCTAGAAAAATTAGTTTTTCAAGTTTTCCAGGTAATGTTTGGCAAGTACCAGTACACAACAAAGATGCAAATCTTTGGATTAACAAAGTATTAGGAACTGTTAAAACAAAAGACGAAGCACAAGCAATTGTTGATGCTGAAATTACTTTAGCACAAACTGAATGGGATGCTTTACCTGAAGAACAAAAAGAAAAAATTGCAAGACCTACTAATATAATATTAACAGAATAAATAAGGATATAAATTATGGCAACATACAAAGAAATAAAAGGAACAGGTGTTCAAAACTTTTCATCAGATCCTGCAAATCCTGTTGATGGTCAAGTTTGGTATAACACTACCTCAAATACATTAAAAGTTAGAACACCTGAAACTGGTGCTTGGGCAACAGCTAATAATATGAACACTGCAAGATTTGGTGTAGCAGGAACAGGTACACAAACAGCTGCCTTAGCATTTGGTGGTAATACTGGTGCAGTAACAGAATCTTACAATGGAACAAACTGGACTGAAGTCAATGACTTGAATACTGGAAGATCTGCTTTAGCAGGAGCTGGAACTAACACAGCAGCATTAGCCTTTGGTGGAGAAAGCAGTCCTCCAGCTGGAACAGCTCTAACCGAATCATGGGATGGAACTAGCTGGACTGAAGTTAATGATTTAAATACTGCAAGACGTCAATTAGCAGGTTGTGGTGCTACAAATACAGCATCTTTGGCTTTTGGTGGTGAAGGTCCAGGTACAAAAGGAGAAACAGAATCCTGGAATGGAACTAGTTGGAGTGAAGTTAATGATTTAAATACTGCAAGACAACGGTCAGCAGGTGCTGGAATAAATACAGCAGCTTTAGCAATTGGTGGATCAACTTCAGATACTAGCGGATCTAAAGTAGGAGTAACAGAATCCTGGAATGGAACTAGTTGGAGTGAAGTTAATGATTTAAATACTGCAAGATATTCTTTAGCAGCAGCAGGTACACAAACAGCAGCTTTAGTTTTTGGTGGATCTTTTCCAACAACAGCAGCAACAGAATCTTGGAATGGTACCAGTTGGAGTGAAGTTAATGATTTAAATACTACAAGATATTTTTTAGCAGGAGCTGGAACTAGCACCGCAGCTTTAGCTTTTGGTGGATATGGTCCCTCAACAAGTAATGCTACAGAAGAATGGAATGTTAGTGGTGGAACTCAAACAATATCAGCAAGTTAATAACAGTTACTCTTAACGTTTTTACACCTTGCAATACTTTTTAAATCCTCTATATATTTTTTAAACAGAAATGAAAAAAGACGTAAAAGATTTAATTAAAAAAGAGGAAACCCACTTAAATAATTTATTGGAACCTACTGACCTATCTGATTTTAAAGGTATGGTAGAAGAACTTAGAGATACTTGGACTAAAAAACAAGTATTTAGAACAGAAACTGAAGCAAGGTTTTCTGTACTTCAAGATAATAAATACCCTACTTTAGCTTCTAAATATTGGCAATGTGTTAGAGAACAATCATCATACTTAGATAATTTAATGACACTTTCTTTTGATTATAGAAGAAGCGAAGCAAAAATTAAATGGTTAGAGAAAAAAATAGAATCTGAAC